AATGAAGGTGATGTTATCATCAAAGGTAACTTACAAGTTGATGGTACAACAACTAATGTTAACTCTACTACTGTAACAGTTAACGATGCCATCATGAAGGTTGGTGATGTAACCAGTAAGAGAACTGTTATGGCCACTGTTTCAAGTGGAACAAATACTATCACAGTTGACTCTGTTACTGGATTACAGGTTTCTGATGTTATTGCTGGAACAAGTATTCCCAATAATACAACAATTTCTGCAATCAACTCAGGCACAAAAGTAGTAACATTAAGTGCAAACGTCACTGCTGGAATATCAACATCAACTCAGTTAACCATTACACACGCGAAGGACACTAATACTGACCGTGGTATTTCATTCAACTATAATATAAGTTCAGGTGTAGGTAATAACAAACTTGGATTCTTTGGAATGGATGATAGTGCCCTTGCTGATACCGATGGTAGTAGAAAGTGGACATACGTTCCTGATGCTACTAACACTGCTGAAGTTATTTCAGGTACAAAAGGATATCTTGATATCAAAGGTATCTACTATCAGTCAGGAGACTTTGCAACTCATGGTATAGTATACTTTACCAATGCAGGTTTACAGACTTCCACAACAGCACCAAGTGCTGCAACATTTACTTCAACTCAGTTATTAACTGCAGTAACTGAAGTCACACTTACATTACCTAGTGCAGTTTCCGTAACTGCTGGTGATTTAATCACTCAGGCTGGTGGAACACAACAAGGTGTTGTGAAGAGCACATCAAACTCAACAACAGTTGTTTTGATTGGTGTTACTGGCACATTTGGTACATCTGCAGATATTGCAAAAAATGGTGCAACCACATCTGTCACACCTAGTGCAGTGGTGGTAAATTACACAAATAAACCTGTCTGGACAACGACCATAGACGGGGGAACTTTCTAAATTAAAAAATGAACATGCAAAATAATGATGTTGATGTGAACACTTTGATTAAACTTTATAATCAAAAAATTGCTACATTAACAAACCAAAATATACTTTTGGAAGCAAAACTGACTACAGTATTAACTGACTTTAATGATGAGAAGACAAAGTTAGCCCAACAGGCACTTGAATGGCAAGAAAAATACGAAAACTTAGCATCAGAGGTTGAAGCAGAGTAATGTCAATAAACTACTCAAAACCAGCTAGTAGAGAACATCTAATCGAATACTGTCTAAGGAGGTTAGGTGCCCCTGTATTGGAGATAAATCTTGCTGACGAACAAATAGAGGATTTAGTGGATGATGCTCTTCAAATGTTCAGTGAGAGGCATTTTGATGGTATTGAGGAGATGTATTTAAAACATGAATTTACTCAAACAGAAATTGATAGAGGAAAAGCAACACCGGGATCTAGTAATCAACAAGGTCTTGTAAGTTCAAGTGGTATATCAACAATAGGACAAACACAACAAGCTGGAGTTACCACAACAACACAATTTACAGAAAACTCAAACTTTATTCAAGTTCCAGATTCAATTATTGGTGTAGAAAAAATATTTAAATTTGATTCCAGTTCAATATCTGGTGGGATGTTTAGTATCAAATATCAGTTGTTTCTAAATGATTTGTATTATTTTAACTCAGTTGAACTTCTACAGTATTCAATGGTTAAGAGTTACTTAGAGGATATAGATTATTTACTAACACCTGAGAGGCAAATAAGATTTAATAAAAAACAAGGACGTTTATATCTTGATATGGATTACAACTCTTTAAGAGAGGGTGATTTTATAGTGATTGATTGTTTAAGAGTTTTAGATCCAAATGATTACACAAAAATATACAATGATATGTTCTTAAAAATGTATTTGACTGCATTGATGAAAAGACAATGGGGACAAAACTTAATTAAATTTAGAGGAGTTAAACTTCCCGGTGGATTGGAATTAAATGGTAGAGAAATATATGATGACGGCCAAAGAGAATTAGAGTTTGCTTTAACTAAATTAAGAGAAGAATACGAATTACCACCTCTTGATTTTATAGGATAGATGTATGCCATTAAATCCGTTTTTTCTACAAGGATCTCAAGGTGAACAGAGATTAATTCAAGATCTCATAAATGAGCAGGTGCAAATTTATGGGGTAGAGGTTACTTATATTCCTAGAAAATTTGTAAATAAACAATCAATTATAGAAGAAGTACAATCATCAAGATTTGAGGATAATTTTTTACTTGAAGCATATGTGAATACCTATGAGGGATATTCTGGTGCTGGTGATGTAATGACAAAATTTGGTGTGAGTTTAAGAGATGAATTGACAGTTACAATATCAAAAGAAAGATTTGAAGATTTTATCGCACCATTTTTAGATGCATCAGATTTTGAATTAGGATCAAGGCCAAGAGAGGGTGATTTAATATATTTTCCATTAGGACAAAGATTATTTGAAGTTAAATTCGTGGAGCATGAAAAACCCTTTTATCAACTTCAAAAAAATTATGTTTACGAATTGCAGTGTGAACTCTTTGAATATGAAGATGAAATTATCGATACATCGATTGATGAAATTGACACTCAAGTTCAGGATGAAGGATTTATTACCACACTTGAATTAGTAGGATCAGGAACCACTGCACTTGCATCTGCTGTCATAGCACCCTCAATAACCCCTACAGGATATATTAGATCATTAACAATCCTCAACGATGGAAGTGGTTATACATCAACTCCCACAGTCTTTATATCAACTTCTAGACATGTACAAGGTGTAAATGCATCTGCAGTTGCTATAACGACCAGTGTTGGTGGTGTACAGTCTGTTAAAGAACTTCTATTAACAAATGCTGGTGCTGGATATACACAACCACCTAATATTAATATTGTCGGTGGTGGAGGAAGTGGTGCGATTGCAACATGTACGATTGAAAAAACTCAAAAAGGTGTAATTCAGTTTGCAGTTACAGGTGATGGAGCAGGTTATGTAACACCACCTACAGTAACTATTGCAGGCCCCGGATCGGGAACAACTGCGATAGGTGTACCAGTGATAGATGTAAGTAATGGTGAATTGCAATCAATAAGAATCAAAGATCCCGGTCAAGGATACACATCAGCACCAACTGTTACAATAGGCCCACCAGATATTATTACGGGTCGTGGTAATTTTGAACTTAATGATATTATTACTGGTCAAACTTCAGGAACACAAGCAAGAGTTAAAGAATGGGATTCAGATACTAAAGTTCTCAAAGTATCTAATGTTGGTATCGGAACTACAACTCTAGGATTCTTACCCGGTGAAGAGATTCGTAGCACCACGATTATATTTGTTGGAACTAAATTCCAATCAGGAACTTGTGGTGTGAATAGCACAAGAATTGTAGGTGTTGATACATCTGGTATTGTTGTTGGTGCTGCAATGTCTGCGATAGATGGTGTTATATCAGTTGGAACAACCGTGTTAGCATTAGAACCTCCGATTCCACCAGACTTAAACGGTAATATTCTCATGAGTAGACCATCTCTAAACACTAGTGCTGGAATAGGAACTCAACTTATAACAGTCGGTACAGGGACAACTCAATTAGTGATTTATAATGTGAAGGCACATGATACGAGAGATATATATGATAGTTACAGTGATAACGACGAGTTTGAAACTGAGGCAGATGCAATCATTGATTTTGCGGAGTCTAATCCATTTGGTACATTCTAATGTTAGGAACATATTACTATCACGAAATACTTAGAAAAACAGTTATTGCATTTGGTACGCTGTTTAATGATATTCATATTCGACATAAAGATCAGGCAGGAAAAGAGATAAGTGACATGAAAGTTGCTTTGGCATATGGGCCAATGCAAAAGTTTTTAGCAAGAATTGAGCAACAACCTGAGTTGAATAAAGCAATTCAGATAACCTTACCAAGAATGTCATTTGAAATGACAAACATTACATATGATGCTACAAGAAAGGCAGGTATAACTCAAACATTTAAAGCAGCAGATAATAATAACAAACTAAGAAAGGTATTCATGCCTGTGCCATATAATGTGGGATTTGAACTAAACGTATTAGTTAAATTAAATGATGATGGTCTTCAAATTATTGAACAGATACTTCCATACTTTCAACCAGCATTCAATCTTACCGTTGATTTAGTAAGTGTGATTGGTGAGAAGAGAGATATTAGTGTTGTATTAGATAACATATCATTCCAAGATGATTATGAAGGAGATTTTGCAACACGAAGAGCATTGATATATACTCTCAATTTCACTGCAAAAACTTATCTATTTGGCCCTGTTGCAGATACTCCAGAGGGAATTATCAAAAAAGTTCAGTTGGATTATCATACAACTATGGACAGAGAGAATGCAAGAAGAGAATTAAGATATGTTGTGACTCCTCAAGCAAATAAAGATTATGATAATGATAATACTGCTACATTAACATTTGATATTTCAGTTTCTCAAGTCAGAATTAATGTTACAGATACTTCAAATTTTGATGTAAAAGATCGAATTGTAATTGATAGTGAGGTGATGCAAATTAAAGAAAAACCGGATGCAACAACCTTAGTTGTAAAGAGAGGATTTAGTAAAACAATTAAAGCAGAACATCTTGAAAATAGTAAAGTTAATAAATTAACTACAGCAGACGATGCTTTAGTTGAAGCTGGAGATGATTTTGGATTTAATGAAGTATCCAGTATATTTACAGATTCATTGCAATTTAATCCTGCTACAAGGACAGACTCATGAACACAAACTTTGATGATATTGAAAAATCTTTAAATGTGGAAACATCTATTGTTAAAAAAGACAATGATAAACCAGAACTACCGAATGTAGTTTTAAAAAAAGATGATATTAAAAAAGATTATAGTTACACAAGGGGTAATTTATACTCTCTAATTGAAAAAGGTCAAGAAGCAATTAACGGAATAATGGAAGTTGCAAGTGAAACTGCGAGTCCAAGAGCTTATGAAGTTGCAGGTCAATTAATTAAAAGTGTCGCAGATAGCACTGATAAACTAATGGATCTTCAAAAGAAGGTTAAAGAATTAGATGAAGAGGGTGCAAAAGCACAAGGAAATGTTACTAATAATGCTTTATTTGTAGGATCAACAACAGAACTTTCAAAAATGCTAAAGAAAGGTTTTCTAAATAATAATGATTCAAAAACTGCAGAATAATGAAATCCTGTAAAAAAGGATACTACTATTGTAACACT